AAGCTGAACCAATCTACTAAGCTCTGCAATCATTGGTGCTAATTGCTGACCATAGTATTGAGCTTGAGCAATCTTCTGTTTAGCAGCCTCAGAAAGACTTTTTAACTTGTATTGCCTTTGCTCGCCATCAATATTTAAATTAATAAATTGATCTTCTTGTGCCATTTATATCTCCTTAGAATGGTATTTCGTCTTGAGTCTTTGGGGCAGTTTGCTTTTCTGCAACCCCAGACATAGGAGTTTTTTCTAAAACACTTAAATTAAGCCTTGGTGCTTTTGGGTTTTCAGATTCTACTTTATAGGCAAATACCATAAAATCCTTTCCGTTAACATTCAAAGTTCCATTTAAAATATATTTCTTACTTTCATCTTCGGTTTTCCAAAGTGAACCCTTATTAGTATTATCATACTCTTGCATTATATTTTCTCCTTGTTAGCCCATTCCTCTAAGATTTTATTTACGATGTAGGCAACTTTCCGATCCCAAAATTTGTGATCTTTTATCTTGCCAACTTTTACAAGTTTATCGTAAATGCTTTCGTCAATTCTTGAGCTAATTGATTTTTTATTAGCCATTAGTTTTCCTCCAGTAGTTTGGTGTAAATTCTCGCCTCACCCTCTGCCCTATATCCTTCTAGAATGTGGACAGGTATGTCTTGATCTTTAACCAGTCTGGCATAGTTAATTCTCCCTTTGGGTTGAGTCATATGACATCTCACCGTGGGGGTACTAAATGCTCCACCATATCTTTTTACCAATACAGAAGAAAGATCTTTTTTCCTAGCTTCTAGGATAGTAGACCTTTCTTTGAGCTTCTTTAGTTCTGTTAATGTTTCTGATAGTTCTTTGCTTTCTTCATCTTCGTCAACTTGTTTATAATTAACTCCTGGTTCTTCTTTGTCTTCAGACCAGCGAGCAATATTCTTTGGGTCTTTACATGCTTCTGTATACCAATCCATAAAGGCTTTTGCTTTAGGAATATAGATCTCTTCCCATTCAGGGTCTTTAGAAACCCATTCTTGATAATGTTCATTTTCATACCACTGGAAAAAGAGCATTTCATCTATACCCATGCAAGCCATACCTAGTTGCATTTGATGCCAATAATTTCTTTTTTGTGCTTTAACATCTTTAACTGCTTTTGATATCGGGCATTTAATTTCTACGGCAGAAACATTTCCATTTTTACCTTTAACTAAAACACCATCCGGAGACATTCCTAGCCAGTCATGCTCAGGGTGAACAACAAAAGATGGCTGTCTAATTTGGTATCCCATCTTTTTTAGCTCCTCTAAAGCTCTTGGCTCATTTTCTTTTCCATAAGTAATCGCGTACATAGCACCTTGAGGAAACGGGTCCTGCGGTAGACCATGAGCCTCTCTGTACATATCCCTTCCTAAATTATCCCATTGTTGTTCTATTGAACCAGAAGCCCATTGATCTTCTCCAAAAGCCCTTTGACATCTTGTTCCGGTAATTCTGTTGGTTCTTTGACCGTGCCACTCAGGTGTTCCTTGTTTAATCGTTGTCATTTAGAAGCCTTTTGAAATCTTAAATTTAATTGAACACGCAACTCTTTGTTGCCTTCTAGTTCAGCAGCTTTATCAAATCTTTTTAATATGGCTGTTTTTTCTTCAATATTTTTAGCTTTTTTCAACTCTGATTCAAAGTCAGCAAGAAAAGACTCTGAAGTATCTCCGTCTTCTGATGGTGCTTCTTTATCAACTCCTTCTAATTCAGGTTCAACTATTTCTTCAAACGGAACACAGAATGTTTCAAGCAAAGCGTTTCTATAAGCAAAAGATCTTGCTGATTCCAAGTCCTTTCCTTGTTGTGATTTACTATGACCAACATATGACCTATCTACATGAGACCCATCTTCTGTACAAATAAATCTTAATGTTCCAACCACTCTAGTTAATGTAGTTCTTCCATCTTCCATTATTTTTGTAGATACTCTTAGGTCCGGCTGAACCACTGTTAATATTTTGTTTTCATACAATGGCTTTGAAAATGTTTGGATTACCTGATCAATTCCCCTGTATTTATATTTTTGAAAAGAGTTAACCATATCTTTGCCGATTGGATTTTTGAATAGGTACTCTTGTATGTTTTGTAGTGCTTTATAAACTTGCATAATTAAAACCTCCTAGCTGTATTGTAATCTTTTATTTTTTTTAAAACAATACTTTACAAAAATTATTTTTAGATTAATAATTGGATCCCAATAAGGGTAAATATGTCATTAGAATATATAACTAAAGTTTTAAAATCAGAGGTGTCTCCACCAAGAAAATTACTTTTAATTATCTTAGCTAATTACTCAGATGAGTTTGGTGAGAGCTACCCATCCCATGCAACGCTGTCAAGATTAACAGGACTAAATAGATCTACTGTTATTAGAAACTTAAAATTTTTAAGAGACGAAGGATATTTGGAGTGGACCAACCGAAACAGCACCAGCAATCTTTATAAATTACTTGTTAATAAGGGTGGTGGCACAGAGCCACAGGGGGGTGGCACAGAGAGACACAATACTAAAGCATATACTAAAAAAGAAATATATATATTAGATTTGGAGAGGATTAACGAAATTTACAAAGAAGTTTGTGATAAAAAGTTTTTTACCCATAGTGCAAATACATTCACCGCAGATAGCAGATATAAGAAAATTAAAGAGCTTGCTAAGAAAGGTGTAGACTCGCCCAAGACGGGGGAAAAAATGAACTTAGCAACAGAAGAGTTCTGGTACAAATATTTTCAGGTAGCAAACTCAGACGGTCATAAGAGGTGGATAAGATCGTTTTGGGATAAGAAACCGACACTTGGGACTATGTTAAATATTAGTCAATTTGAAGCAATTATAGAGAGAAGGCATGGATAACACATACGAATTAGAAGAAAACATTATAGGGTCAATGATATTAGAGCATGATTGTTTTAGGCTTGCTCAAGATCGTGGTCTATCACCTAATGAACTTACAAATCCCGCTTTCAAAAGAGCATATGAAATTATGTTAGATAAAAATACTAATGACATAATTACCATCAAAGAAACCATTAAAGATAGATTTTATTTCCAGGAGATAGCTAATGCAGGTGCTAACTGTATTTCATCGGCAGGATTTGCTACATGGATAGATTTAATACATCAGAGATCTGCTGACAGAAAGCTTCTTAAATTAGCCACAGAGATACCAAATATAGTTGAAGAGGATATACCAACTGATCAAAAAGTAGACAGAGTAAATTCTCTCATTATTAACAATAAATTTACAAAGAATATTGGTGCTCCAATACAGGTTCAAGATGTTTTAGATATTGTTGAACAAGAAGTAATTAATGCTCAAAAGGAAAATGAAAATGTAATTAAGACTGGATATAAAAGCATTGATTCAAGTATAGGCGGATTTAAAAAAGGAGATCTTATTATTGTTGCAGGCAGACCAGCCATGGGTAAAACTACATGGGCACTCAATGCTGCAGCAAATAATCTTAAGAAAAATAAAACGGTTTTAGTTTTTAGTCTTGAGATGACCAATAGCCAACTTACTAAAAAATTTATTAGTGCTGAGGCTGAGATTCCAATGGACCATCTTTTAAAGGGAGATATGCCAAGAGAAATGTGGAGCAAATTTCAGGAAGCAAAAGATTTCTATATGAACAAGAATCTTTATCTTTACGATAGGGCACCAATTACTATTGAAACTTTAATTAACAAGACTATGGCAATACAAGCGGTAAAGAATATAGATTTGATAGTCATAGATTATTTGCAGTTGCTAATGACAACAAATAAAATACCTAGTAATTCAGACTCAAGAGCAACGGCTATAACCTACATATCCAATTTGCTGAAGGGACTGGCTAAGGATATGAATTGTCCTGTTATCGCTCTCTCACAACTCAATCGGGGCGTAGAGTCAAGAGAGAACAAGAAGCCAGTTCTTTCAGATTTAAGGGATTCTGGATCAATAGAGCAGGATGCCGATATGGTTATCATGTTGTACAGAGACGAGTATTACAATCCAATAGGCGGAAACATGGCTGACATCATAGTAAGAAAAAATAGAATGGGTAGCACAGGAGACTTTCAATTAGAGTTTAACGGCTCCATTTCTAAATTTTCCGAAGTAGACGATGATACATTCGCCTTCATTTACGAGGAGAAAGATAGTGGACCATTCTGAAAATTTTCATCAACAGTTAAGAGATCTAGCACCATTAATATCTGATGCACGAATCAATGTATTAAAGTCTGAGGCAAATCTTAAAAAGGTTTTTTGGGTTGAGATATGCAAAGCAAAAGATGCTGGGGAAAGAAGTTATAACCATCAAAAATCTAAAGCTGAATCTACCACAGAATATTACAATGCAACTATGGCGGTAGCTATAGCGAAGGCTAACCTTGATCAATTACAAATAGAAAAGTCAGCTACAGAAATGCAGTTTGAAGAATGGCGTACCAAAATGGCTAACATGAGATCTGAAAGACAAAGATACGGAGCCTAATGAAGGGCAGGAATCCAACCAAAAAAGAAAAAGAATGGATGGATATGATTTCACAAATGGGGTGCGTTGTTTGTAAAAAATTTTTAGATTGTTTTAGTCCCGCTGAGGTTCATCACATAGAAGGGAAAACAAAGCCCGAGGCACATCTTAAAACAATTCCCTTATGTTTTAGGCATCACAGAGAGGGTGCTAATAATGAAACTTATGTATCAAGACATCCTTTTAAAAACGAGTTTGTTAATAGATATGGAAGCGAAGAATCTTTACTGGAGTACACAATAAATGAAATGCTGGCATTGTAATACGGATTTAATATGGGGCGGAGACCACGACATTGAAGAGATAGATGAAGGTTATGTAATAGAGACTAATTTAAGTTGTCCAAACAAAAAATGTGGGGCAGAAGTTTATGTTTATTTACCAAAGGAAGAGGAATGAGTTACTTAGGAATGCAGATGGAATACGAGCAAGATAATATCAACCCAGATCACTACAAGTCTGATAATGGATTGCAATGTATTGATTTTATAAAAGCAAGCATGACTAAGGAAGCTTTTGCTGGGTACTGCAAGGGAAACATTCTGAAATATATTTTTAGGTATGAGCAGAAAAATAAAAAAAATAAAACAGAGGATTTACAAAAAGCACAGTGGTACTTGAAAGAGCTTATTACCCTGTATGAAACATAAGACCTTCAATGGCGACATAGATACTCTTTCTTACGCCTATAACATAAGCAAGATGACTAGTCAAAAAGACAGGGCAGTCTATTTGGCTGATGTAGATGAAAAGTTTTATGAATTGATATACCTTCTTAGTATGCAAATGGCAATTCCTCAAACCATTGCTGACCTCCCAAGTCGGGAAGAAAGAAGAAGGGCTTACGAGGAATTACCCGAGCATACTAAAAAGCTCAAGAGCATGAAAGAAGTTGTTTACTATAGAGTAATAAGGACATTTAATGAAAGGAGTTAAACACTACAAAAGAGATGGGACGGTCCATAAAGGAGGCACCCATAAAATGCCTGATGGCAGTTTACACAGTGGAGCAAAACATACCTCATCAAGTGTCAGGCTTTTTCATTTTGGAGAGCTAAGTAATAAAGCCAAACAAAAAGCTAAAAGCTTTTGGAGGAAATAATATGGAGTGGTGGTTAATTTTTTTAGGCGTTGTCATAGTTGGTGGCGTTCTATTACACAGAAATCAACATTGGTTTGATAAAATCAGACATTGGATGGGAATGAAATAATATGGGA